TCAGCCACAGCACTGCAGAAAATATCCGCCACGGGGGAAAAGCTGAAGACCGTGGGAGATAATATTTCCTCTGCCGGGGAGAAACTGCTTCCGGCTACTGCTGCGGTTGCAGGACTTGGCACGGCAGCAGTCACAACAGCGGCAAACTTTGAATCATCCATGTCGCAGGTGCAGGCAACGATGGGAATTACAAAAGACTCCATGTCCACGGTGGACGGGCAGTCTGTAAACACAATGAACACACTGTCTGAGCTGGCAAAAAAGATGGGTTCGGAGACTGCTTTTTCCGCAAGCGAGTGTGCTGAGGCATTAAATTATCTTGCTCTTGCCGGATATGATACGCAGGAAATGTGTGACACTCTGCCGACCGTACTTAACTTGGCGGCAGCAGGTGACATTGACCTTGCATCGGCATCGGATATGGTAACGGATGCAATGTCGGCTCTTGGAATGGGTGTGGATGAGGCAGGAACAATGGTAGACCAGATGGCAAAGACTGCATCATCGACCAATACCTCGGTAGCACAGTTGGGAGAGGGTATTCTTAAAATCGGTGCTACGGCAAAATCCATAAAAGGCGGTACTGCAGAACTTAATACCGCACTCGGCATTCTTGCAAATAACGGTATCAAGGGAGCAGAAGGAGGTACGCATTTAAGAAATGTAATACTTTCCCTTCAAAGTCCTACGGATACAGCCGCAGGATGTCTTGAAGACCTTGGTGTATCCGTTTATGACTCACAGGGAAATATGCGGTCTTTAAATGATATCCTTGGTGACCTGAATACAAGTATGGAGGGAATGACCTCCGAGGAAAAATCAAACATCATCAGTAAGATATTTAACAAAACAGACCTTTCCTCCGTGAATGCCTTACTTGCCAATACGGGAGATACTTGGGATGACCTGCAACAGTCTATTACTGACAGCGGTGGAGCGGCACAGCAGATGGCAGACACACAGCTTGATAACTTACAGGGACAGCTTACCATCTTAAAGTCGGCACTTGAGGGACTTGCCATTTCATTCGGGGAGCTTCTTATGCCGGCCATTAAGTCAATCGTGAGTGTTGTTCAGAAATTCGTTGATAAGCTAAACAGTATGGATGAAGGTACGAAGAAGGTTGTTGTCACGGTTGCACTTGTTGTGGCGGCACTCGGTCCCGTGCTTATTATAGTCGGAAAGGTTATATCCGCAGTCGGTACGATTATGACGATTGTTCCGAAGGTGGCAGGAGTAATAAATACGGTAAAGGGTGCGTTTGCAGCCTTAAATACCACAATGCTTGCCAATCCCATATTCCTGATTATTGCAGCTATCACGGCTTTGGTGGCTGCTTTTATTTATCTCTGGAATACAAATGAGAGCTTCCGGCAGTTTTGGATTGAACTATGGAACAGTATCAAGGAAGTGGCTGAGGCGGTTTGGAACGGACTCAAGGAATTCTTAACGGGTGTGTGGAACGGCATCAAATCCGTTGCGGAAACGGTGTGGGGTGCAATATCCTCATTCTTTTCTGCCTTGTGGGAAGGAATTAAGACTGTATTTTCAACGGTACTGGGAGTAATCCAAACTGTTGTCACAACATATTTCAATATATACAAGACCATAATTACCACGGTCTTTGGAGCAATACAGACGGTTGTGACCACGGTATGGAATGCAATCAGCACGGTGATTACAACAGTAGTCGGTGCGATACAGACTTTTCTTACTACTGCGTGGAACACAATAAAAACAGTAATCACTACAGTGATGAATGGCATACAGACAGTAATTACCACGATATGGAATGCAATCTGTACGGTGGTTACAACGGTGGTCAATGCAATAAAGACGGTAATCACAACCGTGTGGAATGCGATAAAAACCGCAGTGACCACGGTAATGAACAGCATTAAGACTGTAATAAGTACGGTATGGAATTCCGTGAAAACAGCGGTCGGTACAGTGCTGAACGGAATAAAGACAACGGTATCTTCCGTATTTTCCAATATACTCAGTGCCATAAAGACAGCGATGTCAAATGTGTTCGGTGCTGTGAAGGACGGATTTTCAAAGGTAAAGGAGCATATTACAGGGCTTGCTTCGGAGGCATTTACTTGGGGAAAAGACCTGATTACGGGAATCGTTGACGGAATAAAATCCTGTGTAAGTGCGGTAGGTGATGCTGCAAAGGGAGTGGCGGATAAGATTAAGTCATTCCTTCACTTCTCCGTGCCGGATGAAGGACCGCTTACGGATTACGAGTCTTGGATGCCTGACTTTATGGAAGGACTGGCAAAAGGAATAGAAAAAAGTAAAAGTGTAGTGGCAAAGGCTGTGGAGGGTGTTTCGCAGGATATGGTTATAAGTCCGAATGTGAATGCGGCTTCATCATCCTTGGAAAGTGCAAGTGCCTCATCTGCACAGAATATGACGGGCATCGTGGATGCCATCCGTGAGATGACGGCAAGGATGGGACAGACCGGGGATACTGTTATTCCCGTTTATATCGGAGGAACACAGATTGATGAAATCATACTGAAGGCTCAGAGCCGACAGAATTTAAGGAGTGGGGGTAGAGCATAATGGCATATATGGATGTATTGGAGTTTGACGGAGAAACACTCCCATTCCCGGATTCCTACAATGTGAACCTCTCCGATGTGGAAGCGGATTCTCCCGGGGAGACGGAGGCAGGAACCACACAGAGGGATTTGGTAAGACAGGATGTGCCGGAGATTTCCGTTTCCTTTTCCGTCACGAAAAAGTGGCTGGAAAAACTATCGGCTTACAGGAACAAAGCCAAAATCAATGTGAAGTATTTTCCCCGGACACGGTACAGTATAAATCCGCTGAGATGTATATAGATGGCTATAAGGCATCGTTGGAGCATGACACTTCCTACAGAGGATTATGGAAGGTGTCATTTACCCTGAAATCATTTTAGGAGGTGGTCGGATTGTATCCCGTAAGTGATGCGTTTTTGGAAAAGATAAAAGAAAATACAAGGGAATATTACTGGACGGGTACGATAAAGACCAAAACCGGGACAGAGTATGCCTTTGAAAATAAGGATATTTTAAAGGGTTCTGCGTATGTGAATTACAAGTGCTGCAGTGGGGATGAGATGGAAATAGGCTCCACTTATTCCGCAGAGCTTAAGATTACGCTGTTTAATGATATTAACAGATATACGCTCACTGATGCGGAGGTGACTCTGGCTTATCACCTTCTGCTCGACAGCGGAAAAGTGGAGAGCGTGCCTATGGGCATATTCATAATATCGGAGGCAAACAGAAGCATAAAGACCTTGGAAATAACTGCCTATGACAGAATGCTTCTGCTTGATAAAAGTTTCTCCGTTACGGATATGGTCGGTACACCGTTTGAGATTCTGACACTTCTGGCAAATGCGTGTGAAATAGAGCTTGCACAGACTGAAGCACAGATAAAGGCACTGACAAACGGAACGGAATCCTACTCCGTGTATGCGGACAATGATATAGAGACATGGAGAGATGTTCTTTATTATATCGCACAGGCTATGTGCTGCTTTGCGATTTTCAACCGGGAGGGAAAGCTGGAACTCAGGCAGTACGGGATGTCACCCGTTTTTGAGATTGACAGCAGGCACAGGTTTGACAGCACATTTTCGGATTTTAAGACGAGGTACACAGCAATAAGCTCTACCAATGCCAGAACGCAGGTAGCTGAATACTACGCACTGGATACGGATGACGGACTTACAATGAATCTTGAAACCAATCCGATGATTCAGTACGGTCTTGCGGCAACAAGGGAGCGGATACTTAAAAAAATACTGAACCAGCTTGCCTTATTTGAGTATGTCCCATTTGACTCCACCACCATAGGAAATCCCGCTCTTGATGTGGGTGATGTGATTGTCCACAAGGGCGGTCACGCAGACGGTGACAGCTATTACTGCGTGACGGAATCCGGGTGTAAGGTGAACGGAAAACAGACTCTTAAGGGAGTGGGTAAAAATCCGAGGCTTGCCTCAGCAAAGAGCAAGAATGACAAGAACATAACGGGGTTGCTTAATTCCGCAGAGGTAAACAAAATTGTTTATTACAATTTTATCAATGCGTCAAAATACAAAATAGGTGAAAGTCTCACCAACATAATATCCATCGAGTATGTTTCAACGGAAGATACAACAGCCATGTTTCTGGCACAGATTATTTTGGATGTTACACCAAAGGAAGATGCGGAAACCGTTGTTGTTAAGATTACTTACAAGCAGGGACTTGATGAAATAAATACATTTTACCCTATTGAAACCTATCATACGGGAACTCATACGCTTGCACTGTTTTATCCGATTTCAACGGTTGATGGAGGAAGCGACAACCAGTTTAATGTGTTTATGAATATTGATGGAGGCGGTTCGGCAGAAATTCAGGAAGGCAATATTCGTGCAACCATATCGGGACAGGGACTTGCGGCAGGGCTTAATGAATGGGACGGAAAGATTACGGTTACCGAGATTTGGAGTGAAGATTTGGAATGGAATATTTATGACTATACAGTCGATTCCTTCATATCGTCCGTAAAGGTAAAAAGCATGGGACCGGAATCACGAAGCCTTACAGAGAATATCGGAGAAATTTCATTTGCAAATATTGTGTTTGATATCAATGAGCTGGATGAAAGTCTGAATGAGGAGAACTGGGTTAAATCGTTTACGGTAGACCAGAAATATCCGCCGGAATACAATCCGCTTTATGTGGAACTTGTTGATTCCGCATTCCAGATGATATCGGAATTTGAAACGCCGAAAAGTATGGAAAGTACGGTTAATTACGGACGGATGTCTGTTCTGTCAATAAATACGGAGCAGTTTGAATCAGTCGGAAGTTTGGAGGTTATAAAATGCTGATAGACGAAACATTATATGCTTGGATTCCTTCAGAGCCGGAGGAGTATGCCGTAGAAAATGAGGGAGTTATCAGTTTTGAATCGGAGGGCAGGAGAATTTATATGCTGGAATTTTCCGGCTTTGAAGAGGGGACTGTGAATGTATATGCCGATGAGGAGAAGACGGAGCTGATAGGAAGTGTAACATTCCCGGATGTCATAATAGAGCCTGCTCAGCCGGAGTGTGTTGATATGATTTATACGTCCGGGGACGGTGTGGGAGCAGGAGTAGTCTGTACCGTTTACTGTGAGAAGGGAATACCGTCAGTAAATCTTAGCGGACTGTTGAATACAAGGGATGGTATGACCTGTATAAGAAATACGGGAAACGATGAAGGCACGGATGTTCTTGACGGACTCGCAGGTTTTTTCTTTAACGGAGTAGAGGTGACGAATCTGTATGTTAACGGTAACCACTGGGTTGGATTCGGTACTTCGGAAGAACAGCTTAGGGTGTGCAGAAGAGATGGAAAATGTCACTACCTTTATCGTCAGGAGGGAGAACTGGAAAGTGGTATAAGGTTTCTTAAAATAAGATGGGAGGGATATACGCTTTACAGCAGCACAGCCGTATCTGCCAGACTGATATTTGAACTGTTCCTTATTGGAAACAACGATATGTTTCTCAATGTAGTACAGACTCCGACATACTCGACATACTTTGGTATATCAGAGTTGATTTGCGGAGATACAACAACGAGCCTTACCATTTGTGACGGAAGCGGTGGAGGAAAGCAAATCTGTTTTTATTCCGAGGATAAGGAAGGCAGAAGTTTCAGGGTAGGGTATGAGAATTATTATTATCCCGATGAATATACGGATGCATACCTTGTAAGGAGCGAAGGCAAATATTATACCGTGGAAAATGATATGATTACTGAGATAGAGGTGGTTAATCCCACCTCTGCAATTTTTTACAGATACGGAACGAGAACCATCCCGGACGGTTCGCTTCTGCTTGACCTTGTAAACCCGGAGGTTCTCTTTTGGACGAATGACCCGACAGACAGTCTGCTGTTGAAAGCGGAGCTTACGGTATATCCATATCCGCAAGGTCTTTTAGGGTACGCTGATATGACGAGTGAAAGCATTAAGGGTATATCACTTATTACTGCGGAATATTCCGGGAATATCGGTACGAAGCTTTCGTTTGACGGAGGAGACAGTTATGAGGATGAACAGACAATGGATGAACTCATTGCTTCGGATTTGGAAAATTTATGGAACAGATGTGAGGAGAACCGTTCACTTCATATTATGTTCATTCTTTATGACGGTGCAAAGCTAACCAGATTTAAAATCACTTATGTGAATTAAGGAGGCAGGATATGTTAAAAGGAAAAACGATAATAGAACTTACTGATACAGAGACAGGGAAAGTGGAGCGACATGAAGATGACAATATGATAACGAATGCCCTGCAGCATCTCTTTGAACCGTTTGGGCATTATAAATCAGTTACAAAGGTCCTCGGTACGGATTTTCTTCCAGCTTATCCGTTACTGCTCGGAGGAATTATTTTGTTGGATAAGGTGCTGCCTGAAAATAAAGAACAGCTTTTTGTGCCGGGAGGGACAAAACTCACTGCCTGCGGTGTATATGGTAAACAGAATGACGGAAGCGGAACCTGCCGTGGAGATTACAATGTTACGGAGAGTGAGGTGAACCTTTCGGAGAAGTATGTGAAATATGTATATGACTTTGGAACAAGTCAGGGGAACGGAACTATTGCATCAATATGTCTTACTGGGAAAATGGGAGGTTATAACGCTTATGGTTCGTCTGACCCCGCATTTACAAATACATCTTCGGGAATGTACCTCTGCCCATCAGAATCGCCCGTAAATTTTATGGGAGGTGTAAGCGGGACTGGGTACAAAGGAAGCTCAATAAGTGTTGGGGTTACAGAGTTTTTGTTTGCAGTAGACCCGGATAATGATATCCTTTATTATGTCCGTGTCAATTCGTCAAAATCCGTGTCAATCGTAAAGCGAAAAGGTTTCTTTAAATCCGTATCCATATTTCAGACGACATCAGACGGGGGTCCTCTTATTGAAACAAAGGACCTTGACAGCTTTACAACAGGTCTTTTAAGCACGAATACACTTTACTATAATTACAGACCTGAAAACAACTGCCTTTATCTGTATTCCGCAACAAACACAACAATATCAGCCGGAGGTGCTTTTTGTGTTATTAAGATTAATGTGGAGACGGGTGATTTTACAGAGTACAGTATGACAAACCAGACCAATGCATCGGTGTATTTTGGCCAAAGTACTTTTGTGTATGGGGAATATATTTATTTAAAGTCATATTCATCTTCGGCCAAGTTTTATAAAGTTAAACTTGGTAACCAGACGGATGTTACGGCGCTTACCGTACCGTCAGTATGCAGATACGGTTCGGAGATGTATCCGTCATTTGCCGCAGAAGGAAGGATATGGTATGAGCCATATGTCCACAACTATATGAATGATTATGAACGGTGCTTTGTTATTGACACTGAGACGGAGGATATTCTGGCAACGGAAAACAGATATTTTGTATCAACCTTCGTATCAGGTAATTATCCGTGTTCTGTTCCTGTTGTCGGTCATAAGGAGTGTGTTTACTTGAGGGGGTATTTCTTTTATCCGCAATTTTATCTTGCAACCATCAATAACCTTGACAGCCCGGTTACAAAGACTGCGGATAAGACAATGAAGGTAACATATATCATACAGGAACATGAATCATAAAGCATCCGGGAGGGTGCTTTTTTTGATACAAAAAATTTAAGAAACGGAGGAGTCGGTATGAAAGAGTTTTGGAATATGATTCAGCTTGTTTTTACGGCCATTGGAGGGTGGCTTGGCTACTTCCTTGGAGGATGTGACGGTCTTCTGATTGCGCTAATTGTATTTGTGGTGGCGGATTATATCACGGGTGTGATGTGTGCAATAGTTGACAGAAAGCTCTCAAGCGAAGTGGGATTTAAGGGCATCTGTAAAAAGGTGCTTATTTTTATGCTTGTGGGTATAGCAAACATTCTTGATGTTCAGGTTGTCGGTACGGGGAGTGTTCTTCGCACAGCGGTCATTTTTTTCTACCTTTCCAATGAGGGAATTTCCCTTTTGGAAAATGCAGGACATCTTGGTCTGCCAATACCCAAGAAGCTTATGGAAGTTTTACAACAGTTACATGACCGTTCCGAAGAGGACGGAAAAGATGAGTAGGAAGCGCCGTTGCGGTGCTTCTTTTTATTATGGAAGGAGAATGCAGTATGAGTACAAAAACAGACAAATTTATTGAAACCGTGGGTGTTCTGGCAAGGAACGAGTATCTTTCGAGGAAGAAGTGGATTCTTCCTTCCGTCTGCATTGCACAGGCGGCTTTGGAAAGCGGATGGAATCTGGAAGCGAAGACCTTATTCGGCATTAAGGGAACAGGCTTTGTGTCAACAACGAGCGAGTATTACAACGGACATTATGTTCAGATTCAGGACTCCTTCAAGTCCTATCCGAGTGTGGCTGCGGCTGTGGTGGGATATTATGATTTTCTATCCAATACATCAAGATATGCCAAGGCACTGAATAATTCGGATTATAAGGATGCTGTGGACAAGCTGATTCATACCACGGACGGCGCACCATATGCAACAGACCCGGACTACATCAGCAAGGTTGTTGCTATTATTGAGCAGTATGGTCTTACCAAGTATGACGAAAGGGACTCCGCATCGGAAAGTAAAAAGTCGGTGGAGGAGATTGCGGAAGAGGTTATTGCCGGAAAGTGGGGCAACGGTACTGAGAGAAAGCAGAAGCTGACAGAGGCAGGATATGATTATTCTGTGGTACAGGCCGCTGTCAACAAGAAGTGCGGTACAACTTCAAACACTAAGAACACCAAATCCGTGGAGACGATTGCCAAGGAAGTAATCGCAGGAAAATGGGGCAATGGGAGTGAGAGAAAGCAGAAACTTACTGCGGCAGGATATGATTATTCGGCAGTACAGAAGAAGGTAAATGAACTGATGAAATAGCATTAAAAATCCGCAGAACGGACTCGGACGGGGGAACCTGTCCGGGCTTTGTTTTACGGGAAAAAAGATAGGACAGAAGCTGCGGAACTGCTTGACTTTACGGGTGTTCAGGGGTAACTTATAGACTACCAAAAAAGGAAGGGGTGCTTATTATGGTTATTGCAGAAAATAAGAACAGGGCAGCTTTTTACAGCCGTGGAAAAAATCAGGATACTGATTACGGAAAATGCCCGGATGATGTGATGAAACACTTGGAAGAGACCTATGGAAATAGAGAATGGAATGTGCAGACTTTCTCAGATACGGCTTCCGGGACAGACTCGGACAGAGCGGAATTTAACCGTCTGAAAGCTGAGATTCTTGCGGACAAAATCGATGTGGTGATTACCGAGAAGATTTCCAAGATTTCCCGTGATATGGGACAGTTTGTGGAATTTATGCGGTTATGCAATGAAAAAAATGTGGAGGTACTGTGTATGGACGGTACTGATGCACAGCGGATTTTGGAAATGCCGGCCATTTAAAAAATACGGACGAATAAATATGATACTCGGATGGAGAAATCTGTCCGGGTTTTATTTTTTGCTTTTCTGCCAAGTATAACAGGGTGAAAGGTTGAAAAAACTACTTGCTATACTTGGCAGAAAGAGTGATAAATGGTACTACCCAAGAGGAAAGGAGGAAGAAAACAGTGGAGATTAAGATAATCGAAGGCAGGCAGGCTGAACGGAAAAAACTGAGGGTATGTGCATATTGCAGGGTATCAACGGATGCCGAGGAGCAGGAAAACTCACTGGAAAATCAGATAGCACATTACCGGGAGCTTATACAGTCCAAGCCGGAATATGAGTTTGTCGGAGTGTACAGTGATTTTGCAATTTCCGGCTATAAAGACAGGCGTCCCGGTCTTCAGAAGATGCTCGCTGATGCAAGAGCCGGAAAGATAGACTTAATACTGACAAAATCGGTATCACGATTTGCGAGAAACACCCACATTGTTCTTGAAGCAACAAGAGAGCTGCGAGAACTGAATGTGGGTGTTTATTTTGAACTGCAGAACATTAACACCCTTTCAGGCGAAGGGGAGCTTATGCTGACAATCATTGCGGCATTTGCACAGGCGGAGAGTGAAAGCGGAAGTATCGGTGCAAAGATGGTCTACAGAAGAAAATACGAGCAGGGCATCCCGGTACAGTATTTGGAACGCTCCTTCGGATATACCAAGGATGGAGAAGGAAACTTTGTGCCGGATGCGGTTGAAGCGGAATGGGTAAGGATAATTTACAAGATGGCAGCCGAGGATTATACCCCGGCTGCCATTTCCCGTTTT